AACTTTGGTCAAGTTAGTCAAATCACTTTTGCTCAGGCAGGAGCCTTGCAGCAGATGGTACAACAAGCAACAGGAGCCGTTGACTCAGCAGGAATCGCAGGCTCTGTTAATGGCGAGAGTACTGCCGCTGGGATTAGTATGTCTCTTGGCGCTATTATTAAACGTCATAAACGCACTCTGATTAACTTCCAACAGTCTTTCTTGATTCCGTTTGTTAAGAAAGCAGCGTATCGTTACATGCAGTTTGACCCTGAGAACTATCCAGTGGCTGACTACAAGTTTAACGCAAGCAGCACTTTAGGTATTATTGCAAGAGAGTACGAAGTAACTCAGCTCGTACAGTTGCTACAGACTATGGGTAAAGACTCACCGTTGTACAACACATTGATTCAGTCTGTTGTTGACAACATGAACTTGTCTAACCGTGAAGAACTAGTTGCTGCTTTGTCTCAGGCTTCACAACCTAACCCTCAAGCTCAACAGATGCAACAACAAATACAACAATTGCAGATGCAGTTCCAGCAGTCTCAGACGCAAGCGTTGTCTGCTCAGGCGCAAGAGTCACAAGCACGAGCTGCTAAGTTGGCTGCTGAAGCTCAGGCTGTACCTATGGAACTTGAGATTGACCGTATTAACGCCGTTACTAGAAACCTTAAAGAAGGTGACGCAGAAGATAAAGAGTTTGAGCGACGTATGAAAGTTGCTGATACTCTCCTTAAAGAAAGACAAATAGAAGGTAAAACCAATGTTAACAGACCACGAACTGAGACTACTCCTGCAGAGAGTCAACAACGAATTTCAGGGAACTTTCCAACGAATAACGGAACTGGAACGCAAGGTGGAGGAGCTGTCTAATGCCCAAGAGCAAAGACCCAAAACTAGCACGAGCAGGGGTAAGCGGGTACAACAAACCGAAGCGGACGCCTAGTCACCCTACTAAAAAGTTTGTAGTAGTTGCCAAGGACGGTGACAAGACTAAGACTATACGGTTTGGCGATGCAAAGATGACCATTAAGAAAGATCAACCTGCACGTCGTAAGTCGTTTAGAGCGCGTCACAAGTGTGATACAAACCCACCTAGTAAACTAACGGCACGCTACTGGTCGTGTAAGAAGTGGTGAGTAGATGGCTAAAGGTGTAAAACATTACAAACGTGATGGCACTGAATATACAGGTGGCACACATAAGATGCCTGATGGGTCGCTTCATTCAGGTAAAACTCATGGAAAAACATCAGTACCACTTTTCCATTTTGATGATTTGTCTAAGACAGCAAAGGAGAAAGCTATGCCCGGTTATGGAATGAAAACAATGAAGCCAAAGAAAAAGAAGCCTGCTATGCCTGTACGCGGTCAACGCACAATGACTAACAAGAAAAACAAAAAGAAGTAGTCATGGCTAAAGCAAAACCTAAAAAGTCTGGACCTACTCCTAAAAATAAGGCGTTGTATTCTAGAGTTAAATCAGAAGCTAAACGTAAGTTTGACGTATGGCCTTCTGCGTATGCTTCGGCATGGTTGACTCGTGAGTACAAGAAACGTGGTGGTACTTATGGCTAAAGGCGGTCTTAAGAAATGGTTTGACGAAGAATGGGTTGACGTTAAAACTGGCAAGAAATGTGGTCGTAAGTCTGCTAAAAATAGTAAACGTCCGTACCCTTCCTGTAGACCTAAAGCTGTTGCAGCTAAGATGACTGCAGCAGAAAAAAAGTCATCAGCTAAACGCAAAACAGGACCAGCTAAAATTAAACACGCAGTCACAGCTTCAGGACGTAGAAGAAAGACTACAAAAAAAGCTTGACACCAAACAAAAAACATGATATACTATTAGTATATACAGAAACTTTAGAGGAAACTATGACACCCGAGCTTGAAACATACTTTAACAATTACAATGAATTGTTTAATCACGAAGGTTTCAAACAACTCGTTACTGAACTTTCCAATAACGCAACACAGTTAGCAGATATACAAACAGTTAAAGATCAGGAAGACTTATACTTTCGTAAAGGTCAAGTAGCTGCTTTTGCTACTGTTATTAATCTACAAGGTACTATTGAAGCTGCTCGTGATCAAGCTGAAGCAGAAGACGAAGAGCCTATAGATGTTTAAAATATATGACTTTCGTTGTACTAACGGACATGTCTTTGAAGATTTTGTAAAGAGTGGTACTACAACCAGTAGGTGCGGTTGCGGTGCTAACGCTACAAAAATGGTATCTGCCCCGTCTTTCCACCTTGAAGGTGCTTCCGGAGATTTTCCCGGTAGTCACATGAAGTGGGTTAGGGAACACGAAAAAGCAGGTAAAAAATCCTCTCCATAATGATTATAATCACGGAGTTTAATTATGTCAAGAGCTATGATGCTTGATCCACAACCTGAAGAGGACAATGTGGACGCCATTGAAAACGAAGTAGATGAGATTCAACAAGAAGAAGAAGTTGAGCAACCTCAAGCCGAAGAACAAAGTTTACCCGATAAGTACCAAGGTAAGTCTTTAGAAGAAGTAGTACAGATGCACCAAGAAGCTGAGAAGCTTTTAGGTCGTCAGTCTTCTGAAGTAGGCGAACTTCGTAGGGTAGTTGATGATTATATTTCTAGTCAACAACAACCAACAGCACCTCAACAACAACACGTTGAGCCTGAAGACGATATAGACTATTTTACAGATCCTCAAGGTGCAGTCAATCGTGCTATTGAGAATCACCCTAAGATTAGAGAAGCGCAGCAGTACACTGAGCAGTACAAGAAGCAGTCGTCACTTGCCACCCTTCAAGCTAAACATCCAGATATGCAAGACATTCTTAGTGACCCTAAGTTTGCAGAATGGATTAAGGCATCTAAGATTAGGACTCAGTTGTTTGTAGCGGCTGACCAACAGTATGATGCTGACTCTGCTGATGAACTGTTTTCACTCTGGAAAGAACGTAAGACAGTTGCTCAGCAAACCGCCAATGTTGAAAAACAGGCACGTAAGCAATCACTAAAGGCAGCTAATACAGGCAATGCACGAGGCAGTGCTGAGGGATCACGTAAGAAGGTATATCGCAGGGCCGACATTATTAAACTAATGAAGAATGACCCTGACCGTTATCAAGCTTTGTCCGAAGAAATTATGGCAGCTTATGCGGAGGGTCGAGTCAAATAATCTAGGAGATTGACATGGCTACTGCAACTTTTCCGGGCGCAGCCGGTTTTACTGCGAAGACAGAAGCAGATAAGTTTATTCCAGAAATTTGGAGTGACGAGATTATTGCTGCTTACCAAAAGAACCTGAAGATGGCTCCACTTGTCAAGAAGCTTGCTATGACTGGCAAGAAAGGCGACAAGCTACATGTGCCTAAGCCCGTCCGTGGTGATGCAAATGCTAAGGTTGCTGATACAGCAGTCACTATCATTGCAAACACTGAAGGCGAGTTGACTGTTGACATTGACCGTCACTTCGAGTACTCACGCTTGATTGAGGACATTGTAGAAGTACAAGCTCTTTCTAGCCTGCGTCAGTTCTACACTGAAGACGCTGGTTATGCTCTTGCTGTACAAATCGACAATGACCTTCACGCTGCAGGTACTGGCTTTGGTGACGGTGGTGCTGTTGTATTCAGCCCAGCCGCTACTGACTACCAGCACACTGGTTGTTTCTTCAATGACGGTGGCACTACTACTCAGTACACTGACGACACTATGGTTGCTGCTGACGTATTTACTGATGCGTTCTTCCGTGACATGATTCAGAAGCTTGATGACAACAACGTACCTATGGACGGACGTGCGCTTATCATCCCACCTTCTGTTCGTAACACTATCATGGGTATTGACCGTTACGTGTCTTCTGACTTTGTATCTGGTCAGGCTGTCAACAGTGGTCTTATTGGTAACCTCTACGGTGTAGACGTTTACGTTTCAGCTAACTGCCGAACTATTGAAGCAGCCGCTGACAACACTGCGTCTTCAGTAGACACTCGTGCTGCACTCTTGTTCCACCGTGATGCAATCATCATGGCAGAGCAGCAGTCTGTACGTTCGCAAACCCAGTACAAGCAGGAATACCTCTCAACTCTGTACACGGCTGATTGCCTGTATGGTGTTCAGGTATATCGTCCTGAAGCTGGTTTCGTACTCGCAGTCGCAGAGTAACGACCTTATGGGGGTCAGCAATGGCCCCTTTTCCTTTTCTTTAGTAGGAGTAGTAGATGCCTTTATTCCGTGGAACAGGTGGTTCTGGTGATGCTAGTACTGATGCGTATGCTTCACAGGTAGCTACCAGCGCCCAGACTGCCACTACTAAAGCAAATGAAGCTAGTGCTTCTGCAGCAGCAGCGGCAACGTCAGCAACAAACGCAGCAGGCTCTGAAGCGTCTGTATCAGCAGATGCAACTACTGCGTCCAATGCAGCATCCGCAGCACAAACTTCACAGACCGCGGCAGAGACAGCTAAGACAGCAGCGCAAGCGGCGCAGACTGCATCAGAAACTGCCCAGACAGCAGCAGAACTAGCAGAGACCAATGCTGAAACTGCTGAGACTAACGCAGAGACAGCGGAAACAAACGCTTCTGCTTCTGCTACTGCAGCGGCCTCTAGTGCTACATCTGCAGCGTCCTCAGCTACAACGGCTACAACTCAGGCCACAACAGCCACGACTCAGGCTACAGCGGCATCAACGTCTGCCAGTAACGCAGCCACTAGCGAGAGCAACGCATCTACCTCAGAAACAAATGCAGCTACTTCCGCTACTAATGCGTCTACGTCAGAAACTAATGTAGCACTAAGTGCTACCAACGCAGCAACTAGTGAGACCAATGCGGCTACCTCTGCTACGTCTGCGTCAGGGTCTGCAACGACAGCAACGACTCAGGCAACTGCAGCGTCAACGAGTGCGACTAACGCAGCTACTTCTGCTAGTAATGCGTCAACCAGTGAAACCAACGCTGCCTCTAGCGCCTCCTCAGCGTCCACCTCAGCCACGAACGCTGCTACCAGTGCTACTGCAGCACAAACAGCACAAACTGCGGCAGAGGCCGCTCAGACGGCTGCTGAGGCTGCTCAGGAATCTATTGACGGGTTTTTCTTGGGAGCGCAGGCAAGCAACCCTACAGTAGACTTGAATGGTAATGCTGTTACTGCAGGGGACTGGTACTTCAACACAGGTGACAACACAACACGCATCTATGATGGCAGTG